TGATAGGTGTTCATTTCAGACGTAGCAAACTCAGCAACCTGTTCAAGTCCGTCTGCGTAACAACGATAGACTTGAACAACAAATCTATCAGCCCAATCTGAAGACCCATAAGCAGGGTCAGCGCCAATAACGTAATAAGCTGTGTCGATTGGTTCTTCCCAGACTTTGAGGGTGGCAGTTTCTTCTCTGCACTTGATGACTTCTGTGTCTTCAAAGTTCATCCCCATGACATAGCGATAGCAATCAGGCTTGTCTTTCTTCGCATCTTTCACCGCGTCTGTGCAGCGAGCGTTCGAGAAGAACGATGAGCCTGTCATCACAAAAGCATAGTCTTCTGTCGGAGGAAACTCTTGATACATTAGAGCATCATCTTTGATGCCCTCCATCATCTTCCAACGCCACCAAGCAATCTGGCGAGAGTTGATCTCAACGCTGTAGAGCTTCTTGATGTCGCGAACCCATTCTTTCTCTTCGCCTGTGAGCTTGCCGTCCCAATAGACTTTGTAAACGTCAGAGTTGGGATCAGCAGAATAGTATTCGTTGCGCCACCATCCGCAGAAGATAGCGCGTTGTGTACGCGCCTTCTTAGCGGTCACATACATGTCGTGGAACATGTTAAACCCACGCGCTGTACTCTCAAACATGTACAGACGCAGCGGGTTGGTTTCTGCGAGCGAGGCAAGGAGGGACGCAAGACCTTCCTCATCGCCCCACGAACTCGTCTCAGTGCCGTGCAAGTAAGTAATAGCCTTGCCGCGTCCGAGAGAGCCTTTCGCTCGAAGGCCCGCAACCTGATAAAACAGACGCGAGCGGTTCTTAAGTTGAAGCTGGTTTCGATTATGGGCCACCGCAGGAATTTTGTATTCTCGTGGCAAACCGTCAAGATACATGGCGAGGGTCGAACGAAACATGTCACGGTTTTCTTCCGTGTCTGTTGTCAACGTGCCTTGCAAGCCGGGATTGATAAAGTGCCAGTAGAGGTCGAGAGCTAGGCTGATCGTAGTGATACCAAGCTGACGACCTTTAAGGATCACGAAAAAATGGCAATCATCCTCAAGCCCTTTGGCAATCTCACCCATCGTGTAGGTCTGAGTGCCAAGTAACCTTTCCATCTTCTTCAGCCCCTCTTCCTTCGTTTCGATACGAAGTTGGCGGCAGAAGGCATAGAAATGCTCAAGGTTGAATTTCATTTTATTGACCAGAGTTGTAGAGCGTGACCCGCTTATTCACTTCTTCTTTTTGTGTAGCGTCAAGGTGAATGATCTTGCGGTTTTTCTTAGCAAGAGACTTCACGGCCAGATCAGCATTGCTGTCTGTGTATGTGTCGATCTCTTCGTAGTCCTTGTTGCCCTTCTGCTTTGCAGGCACACCGCAGCCGGGGCAGAAGCGCTTCACCTGATCTGAGAAGTCGGTGATCTGTTTGTTCCACCAGCCTTCAGTTAGAGGCATACCGTGGTCTGTGCCGCGAGCCAGATCAAACGATGCCGCGACTTCGCAGAAGTAAGCACGAAGCTCGCCCTTGTTCTGGACGATAGAGGCCGACCATTCGCGATTGATGTCGCAGTTGGCGATGCGGTCCCACATCTCTTGTTCTGGGTATAGGTCTTTTACGGCTGTGAGAAGAGGAGCATGGTCAGAATGGCCGCTATAATTCCAAGCAACGCCGCCAGTGCTTCGAGCAGCGGTTGCCAGTTCAGTAAGTCCTTCTTCCGCACGTTGTTCTCCGTGGCTGTTCAGATTGAAAGTGCCGAATGTTTTTTCGCAAATCTCGCGATGCTTGAAGTAGTTGTTTGTCCAAAGCCCGCGCTGAAGTTTGTTAGGAACTTCTTCTTCGAAGATTTGGCACAGCTCCGCGAAGTTTTTGTGCATACAGGGATTGCCGCCGATCATGGCTATAACACCCCAGTAATCTTTGAGGCTACGCAAGGCCAGCCGGAAGTTCTCAGGCGTAATATCCCAGAAATGATCCTGATTTTCGAGCAATCGGGTGCAATTAGAGCAAGCAAGGTCGCATTTGTTAGTCACATCAATGCAAATGATGTGCATGTTGCGAGGCCCGCGCATACGGGCAATAGCGGCATCTGCAATGCTCATTTGGTGTCCTTTGCCCACGGAAAGCCGTCTGGGAACTGTGCGCGTGTCTTGATATTGCCTTCAAAGAAGAAACCGCGAAGGTCGCGCTTCTCATTTAGGCGGTAGTTGAGGCTGTACAAGCCGGAGCAGGCGCTCTCTAGGTTATTCTCTCGAAGAGCCTGATACACGAAGCGGTCGCCAATCATCAATTCGCCCGTAGTCTTGTACCAGAGCGGGGCAATCTGGACGGCGATGTTGCGCTCCATCAGATAGCAGTTGAGGTCGATAAATCCGCCGTGATGCCCGATGCTTTCAAAGTCATCGTTGGCAAAGAAGGAGCCATCGCTGTTGCGTAGAGCGCGGAGAGAATACGCATACGGCTTGTCACCCTTGGCCTCTACAAGCTTTTTGATGTGGTCCGGCTCAAACCAGTTGTCATCGTCGAGCCAGCAGATCAGGTCTTCTTGGACAAGGAAAGCCGACGCGGCCACGATGCCGCCGTTCATCATGCCGTTGCCGCCTGTGCGAACAGGAAGTGTGCATCTATGAAATATCGGCAGGCCGTGAGGTCCAGCTTGAACTGAAAGCAGACCACTATCGTCCACGCCGTCAAAAAAAATGTAGTGCTGGCAAGGGTAGGTCTGAGCGCACACGCTGTTGATGGCCTGCTGAAGCTCTTTGCGGCTTGTAGTTGCCGTGACTACTGCGACTGTTTTCATTTCAACACCTCACGGAAATAGGCTGCGGTCTTCTCAAGGCCCTCAAGCAGTTCAACGCGAGGACGCCAATCCAGAGCTGTTCTGGCCTTGCTGATGTCGGGCCTGCGCTGCTTGGGATCATCCTGCGGCAAGTCCTTGAAGACGATAGGGCTGAGCGATCCTGTGACCTCTGTGACCATCTCAGCAAGCTCAAGCATGGAGAACTCCATCGGATTGCCGATGTTCACAGGTCCAATCTGCTGGTCGTAGTTCATAAGCCGGATCAAACCTTCGATCAGGTCATCGACGTAGCAGAAGGAGCGGCTCTGATAACCGTCGCCGTAAATGGTGATCGGCTCGCCGCGCAAAGCCTGCACGATGAAGTTCGAGACGACACGACCATCGTCAATAGCCATCCGAGGGCCATAGGTGTTGAAGATACGCGCCACCCTGACCTCCGTCCCGTATTGCCGCTCGAAGTCAAAGCACAGCGTTTCAGCCGCCCGCTTGCCCTCGTCATAGCAGGCACGGATGCCGATAGGGTTGACGTTGCCCCAGTAGCTCTCGCGCTGCGGACTGACGGTTGGATCGCCATAGACTTCCGAGGTCGAGGCTTGCAGCACCCGCGACTTCTCCCAATCGGCCAAATTCAGAACGTTCCACATCCCCATAACATTGGTCATCATCGTTCCTAAAGGGTCACGCTGATAAGCCACCGGAGAAGCCGGGCAAGCCATGTTGTAAATTTGATCGTATTCTCCCTCAAGACGCTCGCTTACATCGCCCCTAATCAGGCCAAGATTTTCGATGTCCACGATGTTCTGCGGACTGCCCGTGACAAAATTATCCAGACAAGTCACATCATGGCCTTCCTTGACCAGCCGCTCACACAGATGCGACCCAAGGAAGCCAGCGCCACCAGTTACCAAGATTTTCATGTTGTCCCCTAAGGCGTCACTTAACTCGCCAGACCCTAATCCCCTGCGTCACTCTACGGGTCACAAACCGCATCCCACGGGAACGCCCCCAGTTGGCCGCAGCAGATTGCAAACGGTTCTGAATGGCCTCACGATCCTCGTCAGTGCTAACCGGAAACACAAAGCTGTCACCCACGTTCAAACGATTGAACGGGTACTTCGTCTTCCTCAATGGCTGTGACTGCGGAGGTATCTCTACCCCACTCTCTATCTGAAACATAAACCCCATACTAAACCACCAATTAAAAAAACCAAGAAATTTTTTGGGGGGGAAAGAAGTTGGGTGCACACCCCCACAGCCCCCAAGTCCCATTCGATCGGCCAAGGGAAGGGGCAGGCACGGGCTAAGCCAATCCATGCCCTAAGCCATGCCAATAACATGTCATGACATGCGGTTTAAACGCGGGAAAAAGCATCAGGAAAGGGGAGACAGGCCAAGGCCAAGACCAAACCCTTTTTCATAACAAGCGGGGGGAGAGGCTTTTTCAGTCTCCTTCGCTAGCAGGGTTCTAATAGGTTAATTAATAACTAGAACCCTATAAAGAATTATCAGGATATATATAGATATATAGAGATAGGGGGGTTTACATATATAAAACAGGCATTATTGTGTTGTGTAGGTTGAGTGATTTGCTCAACCTGAACATGAAAGGGAAAAGCCATGTTTGAAGCCGTCACTCATCAGGAAGCAGTCTCCTACGTCAAAAAGATGTTTAAGGGGCAAGGCTTGCAAATCCTACATTCTCAAGACTGCCCGGAAGCTCAGGGGGCAGTCGATGTTATCTTTATTCTGAATGAGCAAACTGAGTGCATGACGGTTTGGAATGAAGCTCATGGCATTTATGGCGAGTGGTAACAAACTAGGGGGAGGGTTTGCACTCTCCCCTATTCGGAAGCCGTGTCGGCTTCACAATGGAAAGGGAAAGCCATGCAGATCAATCTTAAAGCTCTTAAAACCGTCGCTCTTTTCGTGTCGAATGAGGAGACCCGCTATTACCTTATGGGGGTTAACGTCGAAGCCCGGAATGACGGGTTTGTTTTTACTGCGACGAATGGGCATTACCTCACAATGGCCCGACACGACTACCTAGACGGAGAAAATGAACCCGATTGGGGTCCTTTTATCATTCCAATCGGTTTGATTGACCGGATCAAACTGGGCAGGCACTCCGATATTGCGTTGATCGAGCTGGGTTCTGATGGCCTATCTATCTCAATCAATTACATGGGGGTCACTTACACCGAAAACCGTGTTGAGGGGACATTCCCTGATGCCCGCCGGGTCATTCCTGCTAGCGTGAGTGGCGAGGCTGCCCAGTTTAATCCCTCATACGTCGCTTTGTTCGGAAAGGCTAAAGCCTTGATAACAGGAAAAAAAGCAGAAAATGCCATCTGCATTTGTCACAATGGCGGGTCTCCGGCACTAGTTGATTTTGTGCCGGAAGATGCAGCCTTTCAAGGTTTTGGGGTTCTGATGCCATTCCGCTATGCAAACCCAATGAAAGCTCCCCCGGCATGGGCAAAGGTAGTCGGTTCCAGCGTCGCTGAGGCTGCGTGACAAGCTTTAACCCGGTGTTAATAGCGCCGGGTTATTGATTGTCATCAGGCAATCAAATGGAAAGGGAAATCCAATGCAAAGCATGTTTGAGCAATTCCAAGGGGCAGACCTTGATAGGCTTTCCGATTGTCTGAAGGCTATCAAAAAAGCGGGTCTTAAGACTGACAAATATACCCAAGCGGGGGTCAATCCTAATAGCGGAAACGTCTGGGTTTGGTCTGAAGATTGGGCGGGCTGCGTTTATTGCTCGATTGGTTTTTATGTTGCGTGGTCTTGGTCCTGCCCTAACTGTGGCGAGGAATACGAGTTTGAGACCTATCAGGAAATGCAAGATTTTGCGTCTGAGCAATACGAGAAACATGATGGATGCAAAGCTTGCTGCGAAGAAGAGGCTGCATAACATGCGTTACACAATCGAGACAATTTTCGAGCTTTCTGTGGCTGTTATCATTGTCGCAGCTATCTGGGTTCTATCCATTGCCATAGGGGGTTAAAATGGATTTGACGGACGCAATGTTAGAAGGCTGGAACGCATCAGACCCGCAAATTGATAACCCCTATTTGTGGTCTAGCCCGTCATGGCTAGCCTTCGATGCGGGGGCAGCCTTTTACAAACTCGGCACTAGTAAACCCGTAAAATGTAAGGCGAGCCGGGGTTATACCTTGCGGGTCTATTCCGCAGTAAATGAATGGATAGCCAAACCCGGACGCAATCTTGACGGATGGACATTCGATCGAAAGGGATAAAAATGATCAGACCCGAAACACCGGAAACACCAAGCCTTGAACCCTGCGCCTATGTTAACCCCCCGCTATGGTCATATTTTTGCGCCATGCAGAATAGGGAAACAGCTCCGTCAAATGTTTGGTCTGAGGCTGATGTAGTCCAATGGCTAGACGATAAAGAAGCCGCACAAAAGGCCAATAGGCCCTATAGAATGTTTTCAGCTATCCTACATGCTAGCGAGCTTTAAATAGCCGTCTAGACCCCCTTAAAACTCGATTATGGCCCTATCTAGAACGACACTAGATAGGGCCTTTTCATTTTCTGTAATCTTTTTTCAAAAACAGCCCATTTTTTTATAGGGTCAGCGATCCCACCACCTTGTCCGGTCTAGCGGCTCTTTTTTTTCGTCAGCATCTTTGCCAGTTTTTTTTTCCCGCGCGTGCTTGTGATGGCTTGCGCCGGAAAAAGTAGGATCAAATTCTTCTGGAAACTTGCTAGGCATGGTGCAGGAATTTCCAGTAGCCAAATGATATTTGACGAAGCTGGCCCTAACCTTCATCCCCTTGGCCCTAAAATAGGCCACCCAAGCGTCTCCGGCTGGTCCTGCTTTGACGATCGCACCTATGGTTCCATCATCACGCGTGCGGCTTTTGGCATAGGCTAGGGCTGCGCGGTCCCATTCGGAAAGCTCTGGCTCTGGCTTAGTGTTTTTCTGATACATTTCTCGTCCTCCGGTGTAGGTCTTCCAAAAACGCGATCCGCTTCCGCTCTTCCTCGTCCAGTTCCGCTTGGCTCAATTTACGCGGCTTCATTCCCGGTAATTCGTCCTCCCATCTCTGGCCGTTCAGCCATGTTGAGGCATGAGGCACAAAACTAGGATCGTCAGGCCAAGGGTAACGCTCGACGCCCTCGACAATCCTTTCGGGGTCAGCTTTCCGCACGGCCATAGCCCAAGCCTTTTGAGCAGCACCTTTGCCAACCTTCCTTGGATAGGCTTTCCAAAAGGTCTCGAACTGGCTCAAAGCATTTGAGCGTTTATTGGTGATAGGGTTTAAGGAGGGGGGGGTATCTATATTCCTTATATAGGGAGTGGGGGGGGAACCATTAAGGGAAAGAGGGTCCCCGGTGTCCCTAGGTGTCCCCGGGTGTCCCTGTGTGTCCCGGGGGACATTAGGGGACAAAGCACGTTGACGGCGCTTCTTCAGACGTTCTTTTTCGCGTTGGCGCTCGCGCTCTTCTTCGTCGGCTTTTGCGTGAACATCCAGCACAGCGCCGATCTGCTCCGGCGTGCAGCCAGCAGCCATCATCGCCTTGATCGTGTCGGATAAATTCTTAATGCCCATCTTAGTGCAAACCTTATAATTTAGTTGCACGATGAGCAGCCCCCTGCTATTAGTGGGGCTAGTCAACGCGCAGCGCTAGTGCGTCGTTGTATCGGGGCGCGGCGGTTATTCCCTTTCCAGCCGCGCCCTTCTTCTTTCAATCTACCCGCAATTCGCCACTTTGCAACGCTTTTATGTAAGGCTTGGCGCGTTCCTTGGCCCTGTCAATCCCATGCAAAACGCTGGTGTGATCGAAGCCAGCAGAGGCTTTCCCGATCTGCGGTAAGCTCAAATGCGGACACATCACGCGAGCGATGGCCCAGCACAAATGTCTGATGCTAGATAGGCGTCTGCAACGGCTGAAGAGCAGTTGGGGCGTGACATCAAACTCACGGCAAACAACCCGAATGACATCCTGATAATTTAATTTATCCCGCCCAAGTTTGCCCGTCGAAATAAACGCGCCATTTTTTATCTCATACCTTAGTCTAATACTGTGGACAATTACAGGATTGTTAAAGACCAGCACAGACTTAGGTATCTCAATAACCTGTGGTTTAGGTGCTGGCGGCTTCTTCGCTTCGATCCGCTTCTTCACCGCCTTGTAGTGAGCCTGTAGCTCCTCCACTGTGTCGAACATCATTTTCCCTTTCCTCATACACGCTTAGGCCGACCGACAGGAGCGTTCTTAAGGCGTCCATTTCCGTGTCGAACTTATAGTTGAAACGAAACTCTCTAATCTTTTCCTGCAACTCTGGCGAGATCAACATTTGTTTTCGGATCATAAGATTACCTCCTGATGTGTAGCTTATACACAAACGCAGTTGACAACGCAAGTTGCGTTATATAAGTAACTGTGTGTCGCCGTTGGGGGCGAAGTGGAAAGGGAACACATGGATCAGGATTTTTCACAGGAAAGCCGTGCGTCTGCATGGTGGGCCACAGACAGCCGTCGCGCTGTCTCAGGGCATTTGATTGACGTTCTGCTTGAGAAGCGTGGCGAGAAAGAACGTGACGATCTCAGCGAAGTTGAAGCCGTTCAGATGGGCCTCAAGATGCAGCCCGTCATCGCCAAGCTATTTGAAGAAGCCACAGGCATCGGAACGCAGGAGCTTGAAATTGCCGGAACGCACAAGACAGAGCCGTGGCTTCGCGCTCACTTCGACTTCTCCACAAACGATGGAGGTCTGTTGGAGGTCAAGAATTTTAACGCGGCCCTCATCAATAAGTATAGCGAACCGGACGAACCCATTAAGCTGCCGGAAGCCGATTACATCCAATGCCTACACGAAGCCACC